TTAGAAGGAAGAGTGCAAGTTCGCGCGTTCAGTGTGCATGGCACAAATCGTGAAGTTGCTGCGTATGAATTACCTTGGGCGATATGTGTTTCTGGTTCTTATGATCCAAATACGCCTCCGCCTCCTCTTAATTCATTCGTTTATGGTGTGTTTCTTGATGGAAGAGAAGCTCAGCATCCTCTTATATTAGGTCTTATACCAACTCAATTTGCCGAAGTTATTGATCCAGCAACGAAGGGTTGGGGTGTAATACCTAATGAAGATGGAAATGTGTTATCTCGAGGCTCATCGCCAAGAGATTTTGGTCAACCACAAAACTCAAGACTCGCTCGCGGTGAAGACATTCACCAAACATATGTCCCTATACAAGAAATGAATCGTATTGAGAGTATTAAAATACCTCAAGTAGAAGGACAAGATGCTGAGACTTGGTCTGAACCAGAACCAGCCTATGCTGCAAAATATCCTTATAACCGCGTTATTGAAACCGCAAATCACAGTATAGAAATTGATGACACGCCAGGCGGAGAGAGAATCATGATCTGGCATAGATCTGGTTCTTATATTCAAGTTGACGCCCGTGGAACAACTACACATAAATCAATTTCAGATAAATTCGAGGTGAATGACGTAAATCAGCACGTTTATGTCGGCGGAAGATCGATGGTTTACATCGATGGTGATAGTTATGTAAAGGTCGGCGGAAATAAGATCGAAGAGATCGAAGGAGACCTTGAAGTACGAGTTCATGGAAATTACTTACTCGGTGTCGGTGGACAATTAAACTTAAACGCCAGTGATCAGATACAAGCGCGTGGCGCGGACGTAAAGATCGAAGCTAATGTTTCAACGATGTGTGTGAAAGCTAAGAAAGAATTACAAGTAGAAGCCGGAAATGACATGAGCTTTAAGGCTGATACGATATTCTCAAATGCCATCTTTGGTTATGAAATCTTTAGTGGAACAAATACTAAAATAACTTGCGGAATCGACTTCGACGTTCAAGCAAGTAATATATTCCAAACCGCGAATGGTTTACTTCCAAGTTTATCGTTATCACATCCGGGTAGCACTGGGTTAAATATCTTTAGCACAACGCCGATATTAATAACATCCACAATTGCAATTGATCTTCTTGCTCCAGTAGTTTCGGCTGACGTAATTGTAAATCTATCCAGTGGTATAACATTACCAGCTATGCCTGCGGCCATTGTTATTCCTGGTGGAGGTGCTTCTTCATGCGCACTACCAGAGCCACCTTATAAATCAATGTCAGTTAAAGACTATAAGAATTATGGTTCTATTAGCACTGTTGGTTACATATCGGCGGATGATGCGGCAGACCCGTCATTAGTTAATATAAGCACGTGATCGGAGACTGACTATGGCAGTATGCGTCGATAAAAATGACCAAACTACAAATAACGCGCTCGCGTTGTCAGCTGCGCCAACTATAAATTCTCGCGGTGAATATACTCTTGCACAAATAGATAAGTTCGCAGAAGAACTTGCTAAAAGCATTCAAGAAGATTCCGAAAGAAATCCTATTATAATAGCAGGCAACAGATATGGATACGATCAATTTTATGCGTCATATAACTCGTTGAACTCATTTCTTCGCGATGAAGATCTTAACAATTATCCAGATCTAAATAAGAGATTGGGAATTGGCGATATCACCGCACTCGAGTTTGCTGACTTTATTGGTCAATACACTTTAACACCGACTTCTTTTAACAATAAAAGAGATAGAGACAAGAATGGTCTTCTATTTCAATTGAATAATTACTATCGAGGTTCTTTTGCAGATAGTATATTAGGCGGTTTCTGTAAGCTGATGCCTCAAGTATTCGGTGCTATTGAAGCATTCTTCACATTAGTTGGAAAGGTTCAAGACTTCATTGACGACGCAGTTAAATACTTAAATAAGATAAGAAACTATAGAGAAGAGTTATCAAATCTCTCGAAGAAAAAGATCATAGAAGAACTCTTAAAGAAAATAAAAGAAGAGATTTTAAAGTTCATCGATGAAATTTTCGCATCCTTGACTGATGCAGTAGGTGGATTCGACGAAACAAAATTCCAACAAGATCCTCCTACACCTTACGAAGAAAGAATAGCTGAGCGCGCAAGATATTTGAAAGAGGAAGCTTTAAGCTTCTTTAATGAAGATAACAAAGAAAAGATCAAAAAGAAGTTTAGAGATCTTTTAGACTATGTAGTAGGTTTATTTGAAAACCCAAGTTTAGAAGAAATTCAATTTGCTGTAGCTCGTTTTTGTAGCTTTGCAACTGGCATAGAAGCTTTGATAAAAGATGTTCAAAGCCCAATCAATAAATTTGAATCGAAATACACTACAGTTATCAATAGATTGAAGGCCATATCTCACGCAACAACATCTAAAGCCGTCGAAAATGGAGCCGTAAGAGTTTCTGACGAGGCAAAGAGCGAAGCCATAAATAAAATAGAAAGTGATATATGGGTATTTAGTCCGGACGTTGAAAGAGTTACAGCTCCACAAGAAACTGGAATTGTTACTCAAGAACAACCAAGACGTGATTATCATACACCGAATGGGCTACCTCCACAGAATGTTCCTCCTATAAGTCCTTCAGAATTTGGTGAATTACCAACATTTGATAGAATTAAAAGAGGCTTAGATCATAGATTTGCGTTCGCCGGGAATTGGGTGACAGCACTCGGCGAGCAAGGTTGGACAAGAGTAGACAATAGAGCGAAAGTAGCGTTATTAAGATTGCAGAAAGAATTAGGCGTTAAACTTACTATTACGAGCGCGTATCGTAGTCAACAGTATAACGCAAAATTAAGAGAATCAAATAAACAAGTAGCTTCTAATTCTTTACATATGTCCGGTCTAGCTTTTGATATCGCAAACCCACCAGGTTTAGATCCTATTTTATTTAATTGGAGATCGACGGCCGGTGTTGGTCGTACAGTAAAGTTTAAAGAATTAGCTCTTCGTTGTGGATTTACATACGTTAAATTTTATGATAAGCACGTACACTTAGACATAGGTAAGAGATAGTATGGCACTTAGAGTTCTTACACCTGCATCGAAAAAAGCTTCGATCTACTCAGATTTCCATAAAGATCTGACTCTTAGTCCTGTGTCGAATGATTTAGCTTTAATAAAAGACGAAGACGCGGTTAAAGAATCAATTAAAAATCTTATTCTTACTGATCCGGGCGAGAGACCTATGCAACCTCGCCTCGGCGGAGGAATACGAAATTTGTTGTTCGAAAATATGACACCCGGTGTCTTGAAGCTTATTGAAGATAGAATACAAACAACAATTAAAACATATGAGCCAAGAGCTCGTTTAATTGATGTGACTGTTACCACAACTTTTGATGACAACCAGGTTGGCGTCAGAATTGTTTTTTACGTAGTAAATAATCAACAGCCTATTGAGCTAGACGTTATTTTAGAAAGAATTAGATAAAATAGGATAAACACATGGCAACTCCAAAAACACCTATTACAGAATTGGACTTTGATGGAATCAAAGAACAATTTAAAACATATTTAAGAGGACAGACACAATTCAAAGACTACAACTTTGAAGGGTCTAACTTAAGTGCTCTCATCGATGTTCTTTCGTACAACACGTTCATGAACAATTTCTATACGAATATGGTCATGAATGAAATGTTTCTTGATTCTGCTGTATTAAGAAATTCTGTCGTATCACACGCAAAAGAACTAAACTATCTTCCTCGTTCAAGAAAATCAGCTCGAGCTGTAGTTCGCGTCACTATCACCGATAATACTATTACTGATCAAACAATTGTAATTCCGCAATATACAAATTTCCTCACGAATTATCAAGGCGTGAATTACAACTTTGTAACAGATAAAGCTTACGTTGCAAGAAAAACAGGCACAGGAACATTTGTCGCAGACAATGTTGAGATCCTTGAAGGACAGATGCTCACGAGTTTCCAGAGAGAAGGATTTATCGTAGACGCCGATGGTGTGTTACGTGTTTCTCTAACTAACGATGAAGTTGATACAGATTCAATTAGTGTATTCGTAGATGCCGAAAACACCGAAGATCAGAACGTATTTACTCGCGCAAATGAAGTGTTTGGTGTAGGTACATTAGATAAAGTATTCTACCTTGAACCGTATTTTGACAATCGCTACACAGTGTATTTCGGCAATAACATCTTTGGATTACAGCCTAAAGAGTTTGAAGATGTAAGAGTTCGCTATCGTATTTGCAGTGGAGCTGAACCAAATGGCGCTTCTTCATTTTCAACAACATTCTTAGCAGATGCCCGAATCAGTGTTCAGACTTTAACGGCAGCTTATGGTGGCCAGGAAAGAGAAACACTCGAGAGTATTAAATACTTCGCACCTAAAGCTTTGCAGATTCAAGAGCGCGCCGTAACTTCAAGAGATTACGAGATTCTTCTCAAGCAGAAGTTTCCAGAGATCACAGCGGTCGCAGCATACGGCGGCGAAGAACTTACTCCACCACAGTATGGAAAAGTTGCTATCTCAGTATTCTTAGAAGACGAAACGAGATTAATATCTTCGATAATTTCAAATTCGTATATCGAATATCTCAAAGAAAGAAGCCCGCTAAGTATTGAACCAATCTTTGTTCAAACTCAATTCATATACGCTGATTTAGATGTTAACGTCTATTATAGCTCGAAACTTACTGAGAAATCTCCGGATCAAATTGAAGCTCTCGTGCGTTCTACAATTCAAACATATTCGAACGAAAACTTAGAAGATTTCAAGAAAACTTTAAGAGTTTCAAAACTTTCTTCATTAATTGACGATGTTGATGTTGGTATTCAAAGTAATAGTATAGAAGCTATGCCTATCATTGAGTATTCACCGGTGGTCAATATAGCTTCAAATCCAACATTTAAATTTGTTGCCGAGCTTGTTAAACCATATC